AGAGTCATTGTTTTTCATGCGATACACATTTTAAAGCGGATGCAGATATGGCAATAGAATTTAAAGGTAGCGTACCAGCAGCAAAAGTAACACAGAAAGTATCCCATATGGATATTAGCTCGTTACGATCTGTTGCGATAAGAGACAGGAAAATATCCAAAGAAGTTACAGAGTACTTTGGTGTTAAGATGAGATTTGGGGAAGATGGTGAAGTTGATGGCCATTTCTATCCGTATGGCGACTCTTATAAAATGAGAGCATTGCCTAAGACATTTACTTGGGTTGGCCCTAATACGAACAAACTGTTCGGTCAAGATAAGTTTAATGGTGATGGCAAGAGACTTGTTATTACTGAGGGTGAAATTGATGCTATGTCTGTTGCACAAGCATCGTTTGAAAAGTACAAAAAGATTTATCCAGTTGTTTCAATGTCATCTGCCACAGGCACAAAAGCTTTACTAGAGAACAGAGAATGGATAAGATCTTTTGATGAAGTAATTCTATGCTTTGACAACGATGACGCAGGTAGAGAAGCTACTGACAAGGCTATTAAAATCATTGGTGTAGATAAGGTAAAGCTTACTAAGATGTTAGTAAAAGATGCTAATCAACTACTCCTTGAAAAGGGTGGTACAGAGGTAATGTCATGCATCTTTAGTGCAGCTAAGTATGTACCATCAGGTATTATGCGTAGAGATGAGCTTTGGCAGGCAATGGTAGAATACAACTCTATTCCTGTTGTACCATACCCTCCTTGTTTAGACACGCTTAATAGCAAACTTAAGGGTATGAGAGAACATACTATTACTTTATTCACTTCAGGCACTGGTTCAGGCAAGTCTACAATTACTAGAGAGATTGCATTACACCTAGTGTCTACACAAGATACCATGGTAGGTGTTGTAGCCTTAGAAGAACCACCTGCAGAGACAGCTCGTAAACTAGCGGGTATGGCTATCAGCAGAAACCCTGCTAACGAAGAACTCTCTGTAGATGACCTTAAGTGCGGCTTTGATAGTGTGTTTGGTGATGATAGAATTATGGTATTAGATCATCAAGGCTCTATGGATGATACATCTTTAATGGACAAGCTTGAGTATATGTGTCTCTCAGGTTGCCACTATATTATCTTAGATCACATAACAATTTTAGTATCTGAGGGCGTTGATGGTCTCCAAGGTAATGAAGCTATTGATAGAACAATGAATGATTTATTAAGATTAGTTAGCAAGTACCCTGTGTGGTTATGTTTGGTATCACACTTAAGAAAGACACCTACAGGTAAGAAATCATTTGAAGAGGGTCAACTACCTTCCCTAGATGATATAAAAGGTTCAGGCTCTATTAAACAAGTATCAATGGAAATTGTAGCCTTTTCAAGAGATATGTCGCATGAAGATGAAGCAATTCGTAATCACATAAACATGCGGGTACTGAAAAGTAGATTTACAGGATTAACAGGCAATGTGCCTGGAGTCGATTATGTACATGAAACAGGGCGTCTGCGTGCTAGCGCGGAAGATTTTATAACAATAGTTTAGGAATATAAATGACAGCACAAATACTAACACCAAGAGAATCTTATGGTGTGGACTACCCAGCTGCAATAGAGTTTGCTATAAAGCAAGCAGAAATCGCATGGTTTGCCCATGAGGTTGAAGTGGAAAAAGATATCCACGAATTGAAAACCAACTGTACTGAAGCAGAATATTTTGGTATTGTTAATACATTAAAGATCTTTGTACACTATGAAATCCATGTTGGTAACAACTATTGGAGAGATTATATACCTAGATTCTTTCCACGTCCAGATGTACAGCGAGTAGCATCAGTACATGCTATGACTGAACTTAATATTCACGCTCCGTTCTATTTTAAGATAAACGAACTATTAGGTTTAAATACCGATGAGTTTATGAACTCTTACCAAGAAGATGTAATTCTTGCTGATAGATTAGATTGGATGGAACGTGTTGTATCTAAGCATGAAACTACAATGGAGAAGCTAACTTCAGTTGCTATATTTAGCATGATTGAAGGTGCAGTACTCTATTCTTCTTTTGCATTCTTAAAGCATTTCAACTCAGATGGTAAAAATAAGTTTCAGAATATTAATGCTGGTATTAATTTCAGTGCTATTGATGAAGATATACATGCCCGAACAGGAGCTTGGATCTTCAATACAGCTCTTCATGAAGCACTTAATGATGCTGATGAGTATATTAACCTCGACACTTTATATAATGATCTAGAAGTAACCGCTTGGATCATTGCAGAGAATGAGCGTGATATCGTTCGAAAAATGTTTGAGTTCGGATCAATTGAAGGCATTACACCATTAATGCTAGATAATTTTGTACAAAGTAGACTTGACATATGTCTTACACGACTAGGTGCTAAGACATTATTTGAACCATCTTATAATCCAATAGCAGATTGGTTTTATGATGATATTGAATCTAGTACTTTGCATGATACATTCATTGCTATGGGTAACGATTACAAGCGTAATTGGACGGAATCTAAATTTATATGGAAGGTGAAAAATGACTAGTATTTATCGCGAATTGAGTGTTGAGCGTAAACGATTACAGCAAGAAGGTAAGCTCCCTGAGTGGATTATTACCAATAGCTGGCAACTCCTTAAGGAAAAATATGTTAGTGAAAAATATCCAGACTTATTGTCAATCTATACTCGTATTGCTAAGCACGCGAGTACTTACACGGATAGTCCAGCAGCTTGGGAAACCAAATTCTTCGAACTTCTCTGGAAAGGTTGGCTTATACCTTCTACGCCTGTTTGTGCCAATATGGGCACGGGTAACGGATGTCCGGTTTCATGTTCCGGAAGTACAGTCCAGGATTCAGTATTTGACTTCTACGCCAAGCAACAAGAGGCCGCAATTCTCTCGCAGCAAGGATATGGTACTAGTAATTATCTTGGTAATATTCGTAAACGTGGTGCCGCTATTTCTGGTGTGGCCGGATCTGCTTCAGGTGTGTTACCAGTATTTAAAGGATTTGTTAAAGTAGCACAAGATATTTCACAAGGCTCACAGCGCAGAGGTGCTTGGGCAGGTTATTTGGAGATTGAACATGGTGATTTTGACGAAGTCAGTACTCACATTCTTAACTTTCCTGATGATGCTAATGTCGGTTGGATTATTAGTGATGATTTTATTCGTCGTTTAAATGCAGGCGATAAAGATGCATTAAGACGTTATCAAAAAGCAATGAAGCTTAGAATGCTAGGTAAGGGTTATTTCTTCTTTAGAGATAAAGTTAATCGCGCATTACCTCATGCATACAAACGTAGAGATCTTACAGTAAATGCTTCTAACTTATGTACCGAGATTGCATTATTTAGTGGTATCCACTGGGATGAAGAGTATACATTCTCTTGTGTATTATCGTCAATGAATGCTTCTAAGTATGATGAGTGGAAAGATACAGATGCTGTATTCAATGCTACTGTATTCTTAGATTGCGTTAACGAGGATCAAATACGTATTGGCAAAGAAAGGCCAGGCATGGAGCGTATTGTAAGATTTGCTGAAAAGTCAAGAGCATTAGGTTTAGGTTTACTAGGCTTTCATAGTTATTTACAAGATCATAGTATTCCGTTTGAAAGTTTTGATGCTCACTTGGTTAGCCAAGAAATGTTCAAACACCTTAATATTCAATCTCTAATGGCATCTCAATGGATGGCTAGCGTATGGGGTGAACCTGAATGGTGTTTAGACCTTGGCATTCGAAATACACATCGAATGGCTATTGCTCCTAACCTATCTAGTTCACTAATAGCTGGCGGTACATCTCAAGGTATTGAGCCTATTTATAAGAATGCGTTTGTACAGAATACTGCAGGCGGTAAGATGAGAAGATCATCACCTGCATTGATGCACTTAATTGTAGAAGCTGGTCTTGATGTGCAAAAGACTCTTAAGGATATCATCAGAAATAATGGCTCTGTCCAGCATGTTGATTGGCTCAGTGACCATGAAAAAGATGTATTTAAAACTGCATTTGAAATTAACCAAAAGAGTATCTTGAAATTAGCAGCTGCTAGACAGCCTTATATTGATCAAGGTCAATCTATTAATCTCTTCTTCGATGCTGATGAAACTGAAGAGTATATCTCTGAAATACATCAAGAAGCATTTGAGCTAGAAGGTATTAAATCATTGTATTATATTCGCACTACTAACGGTGCAAGGACTAATAAAGATGAGTGTCTCTCGTGTCACGGGTGAAGTACAAGTAACATTAAAAGGTGATAGCCAACAAAGACGTAAGCAGTTAAGAGAATTGTATCGTACGTATAAGTATGTACAAATGAAGTTCTCTTTTGGTTACTGGTTTAAGAATACATATATTTGTTGGAATTAATCATAGGGAGGACTTCGGTCTTCCCTTTTTAACGGAGAGTATTATGAACACAGATGAAATATACGAATGCTTACAAGGTATTGCAGCAGAGCCTTCTAAGAATGCTAAGATAGAAATGTTGGAATTTTATCTACAAGATGATGAATTTGAGAAAGTAATTGTATATGCGTACAACCCATTTATTACATTTGGTGTACGTAAAGTGCCCAGTGTCTCACATAAGGCTGGCTTACTGAAGTCATTTGATTATGATACATGGGGTCTGCTCGACTTGCTAAGCCAAAGATATGTAACAGGTAAGCTTGCAATTGAAACTTTATTAGCTACAATGGGAAAGCTGTATAACGGCTCTGAGGCAGTGTTAAGGGGTATTTTAGAAAAAGATCTCAGGGCAGGCTTTGATGCTAAGACTATTAACAAAGCTGTTCCTGGCCTAATACCTGTAGCAGCTTATATGCGATGTAGCTTGCCTAAACATGTTAAAATGGATGAGTTTCATTTCCCTGCATTTAGTCAGGAAAAGGCTGATGGCCTATTTGTAAACATTACTATAGAGGGTTCAGCCATTACAATGCTAAGTCGTAAGTACCAAGAGATGCCTTTTGATTCTTATAGAGAACTCTTAATACAAGCAGAAGGGCTTGGTGTAATCAAGGAAGGATACCAAACACATGGTGAGTTGATTGTAGAGGTCAATGGTGTACCGCTAGAACGTAAAACCAGTAATGGTGTTTTAAGACGTGTCAATCTAGGCGGAGAATTTAAAAATGGAGAATATCCCGTATTTTATTATTGGGATATTGTACCAATTACGTCTATAAGAAAGGGGATAGACCATACTATGTACATAAGTAGGTATGAATCCGTTAATAACTATGATCGGAAGTATGTTAAGGCAATTCCATCTAAGCTAGTTACAACACTACAAGAAGCTGAAGATCACTTTGTAGAACTTGCTGAGCAAGGTAAGGAAGGTACTGTATTAAAGTCTTACAGAGCTGTTTGGAAGAATGGTGTTAGTAAAGAGATTGTTAAGTTTAAAAAAGAGTTACATTGTGAATTGAGAGTAATTGATTTTAATCCAGGCACAGGAGAGAATGCTGATACATTTGGCTCTCTTAAATGTAGTACAGAAGATGGACAACTTATAGTTAACGTAGGTAATCTTACCAATGAATTAACGTGGGAAATCCACCAAAATTATGATGGCTGGATGTATGCTATCATTGAAGTAACGTATTCATCCGTGATCACTAATGAGAAGGGTGAGTATAGTTTGTTTGAACCAAAGTTTGTAGAACGTCGTTATGACAAAGAAATTGCAAATACATTAGAGGAGTTAAAATGATAGAGTTTACAGGTATTACAGAGTTGTTAATGGAAGTCAGTTTAGTTGTTATAACAGGCTCACTCGCAGTAATTATTTTAGGGTTTGCAGTATTTGCAGTTAAAAACATGTATGAGGATTTAATGAAATGAGTAAACATGCAATATTTACAGTAGGTATTAGTGGTTCAGGCAAGTCAACTTGGGCATGGTCTCATCAAGACGCGTGGCGTGTAATCGATAGAGATGTTATTAGACGTACATATCTTATCCTCAATGTTAAGGAATACGACCCTGCAGAGGATAATATGTGGGAGCATTGGGATTTCGAAACAATGGAGAACACATGCAATCGACGTAGAGAAGAGCTTATTGAAGCTGCATTATATGAGGGTAGTAATATCATCTTCGCAGACACAAACCTTAACTATAACAAGCTGCAGCCTTTAATGCAACGGTTGATCAGAGCAGACTATAGCGTTGAGTTTAAATTCTTTCCAACAACACTAGAAGATGCTAAGTACAGAAATGTAAATAGACGTGATGTTGTACCTGAACATTTATTACAAAATCAGTACACAGCTTATAACGCATTCAGAGGCGCACCTATACGGCTTGATTACAACGGTGTACCTTTTGATGTAATTTTAGACTGTATGACAGGAGATATTGATGAGGTATCTGTAAACGGTGTTTATATTGGACATGTCTTAGCTGAAAATGTAGTACAAGACCTAAGAGATGATATTAGAGAACTAGCACTAATGGATGTGAGACCATGAGTAATTTTGATGAATTAGTAGATTTATTAGGCTTTGACCAGCCTGCTGACTTAGACAATATATTAGGACATGCAGCTCTAGAGATACTTGATGCTAGATATGCAATTAAAGAGCTTAATGCAGAGCTTAAACACCAAAGACAACGTTATGTTGAACTTCGTAAAAAGGCCTTAGTAGGAGGGGCATTAAAATGAAACTAACTGAACAAGAAAAAAGAGATAAAGAACAAGAAAATTATGTACCATTAAGATTCGATGATGATGAAGATTGGATTGACGATGATGAAGACGAACTTGATGATGAATGGGAAGAGGAGGAAGAAGAATGAACATTAAAGACTCTTTAAGAGAGTATGCTCGTCTTACAAATCCCCCAATACTTAAAGAAATCATTGAACAGACTGTAGCTTACATTGAAGAGTTAGAGAATAAAGTTTGCGATTTAAAAGACATTTATGAACCAGAGTGGAGAGATGAGGAGGACATGTGACAGGTTTATACTTTGTAGTAATCCCCGATTTAAAAACGCGTAAACTTGCGCATTTCAAAGTACCGTACGATGTGTACGTGTACATTAAGCAATTAGAACATGCGGTTGCTGATTTGAAAGAACCAGAGCGGAGAGATGAAACATGATATTAGGTACACTTACTGAAGCTCAAGAACTAGACTATTCACCCGAACCTGAAGAGCTTAATTGGGAAGAGGATGGTGATTGTATCACAGGGCCACACAGCTATGATAAGAGATGTCAATGCTATCAATGCAATCCACCGGGGTAGGTTATGAAAATCGAAATACAAAAGAAATACAAAACGCGATGTGGCTTCAAAGTTCAAATAAATCAAATCATCACATCAGTTACTACAGACTATCCAGTGTTAGGTAGGTACTTTGATACAGACTACAAAGAGTGGATTGATGAGCGTTGGAGACTTAACGGTGTTTGCGATGAAGAAGTAGTTGACAGTGATTTAGACTTAGTGGAGCGGTTATGACAAACAGAGAAATAATGGCATTTGCAATAGGGGCTATGATAGCAGTTGCAATATCAATGATTGTTACTAGCTTTAGCTATGATGGCTATCGCTTAGTACACCAAACAAACATCGGTGGTGTAGTCATTGATGGGAAGCACATCTACGAATTAGTAGAGTTATCTGATCCAGCACAAGGGGTAGTTAGAAAATGAAATTAAAAGTAGGCGGTAAATACAAAAATCGTAAAGGTCAGGTAACTGCGATTGTAGAAGAACTTGGGGGAGAAATATATCCTTTTATTGATAGCCAAGACTGCTCATATACACCTGAAGGTATATACCTGAGAAACCACCCTAACCATGTTAATGACTTAATTGAGGAGATTTATATGTTTGATTTGAATGCAACTTATTTAACAAAATCCGCGCAGAGAGTAGTAATTATTGCTAGGACTCCTAATAGGGATTACCCAATTGTCGGCCTTTCCCAAAGAGATGATACTTGGAGTTTACGTTGCTGGACAGAAGATGGGATTTATGATGAAGGCTGTGAGGGTCATTTAGATCTTGTAAAAGTATCTACTGATCATTTGCGTACTCGTAATGGTACTATGGTTAAGATATACGAAAGATATGAAAATGAAATTCATGGTGCTTACTTCTCAGACGATGTATGGAAGTCATCTACATGGACTGCTGAAGGCGGCTTTTATCAAGTCGGAACGGAACAGTCGTGCCTAGACATCGATTTCACACCGCTTCAAAACTGGACGGCAGGCATCGAATTTCCCGCGCAGGCAGGGGCAGGCGTGGCAACGGGGGGCAAGGCATGCTACCAGCCAGACCCTGCGGCAGTCGGGGCAGAGCGCATCAATCTGTAGCAAATTTTGTACCTTTAGCGGGTGTCGGTTTTATGGCGAATGTCCAACCCCGTTAAATTAACCCTATTTTCAAAAACGAAGATAGAAAACATTCGCAACTTAATTTATTTATTATACTGGAGCATATCATGTCACAAATTCAACAAGCATTCGTAATCGATGGTAAAGTTTTTGCTACTAAAGCTGAAGCACAAGCATTTATCCGCCGTCCGTTGATCTTAAAAGCTTTCTTAGATTTAACTAAAAATAACCAAGAATTATCTAACTGGTTAGTTGAAAATCAAGAAACAGTTGAGGCTGCCTTTGAAACAGGTACTATTAGACGTGTGACTAAATCTGACTACAACAAGTTAGATAAAGCATTAGCAGAGTTGACACATGGTTTCTTATTCGACAACTTAGAAGCTGTTCGTGAATCTTTCCGTTGGCCAGCTGTTAAACGCTTAACTGCAGAACAAAAAGTTGCAGAAGCTACTACATTGCTTGCTAATGCATCAGGTAATCCTGAATTAGCTGCATATGTTGTTGCTAATCAAGATGCAATTTTAGAAGGCTACAAAGCAGGCGTTGAAAAACGTGAAATTAACACTAACGCTGTAGCTGGCTTAAATGAATGGAGAGCTAGACAAGCTGCTGAAAAGGCTGAACTTGAAGCTGCTGCATTGATTGGACCAGAAGAAGTAGAAGCCGTTAAAGAAAGACATGCTGCTGCTACTGCTGAAAGAAATGCTGCTAAAGCTGCTGCATAAGTAAATTAACAAGACCCCTTGACCTGTATGGTTAGGGGGTTTTTAATCGAGGCTTTATGAGATTACTAGTTATATTGATTTTAAGTATCACAACAGCTCGTGCTGATGTTAAATGGATCGGCAAGGGTAAGTGTAAAGTACAATTAATTACTGAGAAGAGACATGATATTCTCGGTGGACTTGCAACAACACATAGATTTGGGAAATTACAATGTACAAAGTAGTAGGCATTACATTCAGACCGCAAGCAGTACAACAGTTCTACTATACTATAGCGGAAGGCAATTTAGGTTTTATAGAAAGAGAGCCTGGAAATCAGTATGATCCTAATGCAGTAAGAGTATTGGCATTGCATCATGGTACAAATAAGTTTGTATTTATTGGGTACTTGCCCAAAGGTATGGACAAAGTGTTTAAGAGTAACTTTGCAACAATAAGGTTTATTAAAGATCGTCGATTTGAAATAATTGCTGAATACGACAAAAATCCACATCAAGAGGTTATCAGTGTTGCGGAGAAAATAAAATGAACTTTATAAAAGTCACAGATCAAGGGACTAATGTATTGATTAACCTTGATAGAATCTCAGAAGTATGTATTTCAAAATCTGGAAAGAATTTCTCTGTAAGGATTTCATATGATGAGGTTAATGCTTGGTCAAACTATTTGTTAAATGAAGAAGATCTAGCTAAAATTGAAATTGCAATGGGACTAAGATGATGATAGAAGTTAATAAAGAGTATCGAAATATGGACTGCCACCGTGTTCTTATTGTATTAGAAAAGGATGATAGGTTTGTAGGAGTTAATTTCTTCAACGGTGATCTCTCTTGGTACCGTGGTAATGGTACATGCACAGCCGGTGTTAAATTAAATCTGTTAATGCCAGTAGAATTACAGGTTGGCAAGACTTATCTTAGCAGAGAGGGTGTTGAAGTGCTTATTGTATATATTGCAGAGAAGTCTAAGGCTGATGATCTTCCTGTATTAGGTGTATCTAAGAGAGCTGGTAAAACTGATGATGCACATTGGTACACACTTGATGGCTGTTACTATCACACTAAAGAAACTAGTGCAAATGATTTAATTCTGGAGAAACACTAATGAAGGTTGGCGATAAGATTGTAGCAAGAAATGTACCAGGTACACTATTACATATTGATGAGAACCCTGCAACAGGACTACCATATTTATGTGTATTCATCGAAAGAGGTAAAAGTCGTGCTGAATGGCTTAGTGCAGATGACTTAAGATTAGCACCCAAATTTGTTATAGGAGAGACCTGGGTAAACAGAGAGGGTCATAAAGTTCTTATACACTATGTTGATAACGATGCTCATCAAGACAGACAAGATGCAGTTGTCGGTATTATGCACCCACACAGCACTATGGCAAGCACAATAAAGTTTACTTTACATGGTATGTTTTACTCACACAGAGATGATGATTGGGATTTAATGGAGAAAGTACAATGAACTGTAAATTTACTATGTTTAAACCTAAAGGCGCATTCGAGAAAGAAGCGCTTTATCCACGTATTGCTGCAGGGTATAGAGGCGCATTACAGCGTGAAAGAAAACTCTCTAGCACTTTGCAAGTAATTGTCTTTGACCCAATAACAGGCAAACAACGCCATATTGGAGATTTACCCGCGACTTATGGAAATGTCTTCCCTTATGAATACACGGTAGCTACATTCGAAATTATAAAGCGTAGTGGTAATAATATAACATTAGTAGTCACCAGTGTTGTAGCAAATCCCTATTTAGCAGTCGGTGAAATTGAGAGACTCGTTGATAGTATACCGCATGTTTTCGAGAATGACAGCAGTGCTGGCCATAAATCGAAGAAGAGATGACGTTTAATTCTGGAGGTATTCTAAGATGTTAAACTCAGGCGAGGCAAGAATATGAACGACTCACAAAAAGAAATGCGCAGATTTACTAGATTACTTGCCTTAAGGGATGAATTGTGTCCTGACTTTGTAGTTGATTGGTCTTTGGAGAATAAGGGTAATTTTGTATTGCGCTTTAGTTTTCTTCAAAATGTATGGCAGCCTGACCCTTATGGAACTTATGATGGAAAAATTGGACCTTACTTTAGCAAAGAAGCGGCTGAAATAGCTTGTAAGATGTTAAACTCAGGTGAGGTAGAACTATAACCAACCCCCTCTCTACTCTCTCATTTGGATGCCTTCGGGTGTTCATTTGGGAGGGTAGGGAGGGATTCCCCCCTTATTTTTTTTTCGCTTTAAGGATATTATATGAGCCATAAAACACGCAAAATTTGGATAGCAGCAAACGGCCCAATACCTAATGGTTATGAAATAGATCATATTGATCAAGACAATACTAATGATGATTTATCAAATTTAAGACTTGCAACACGTGCTGAAAATTGTCGTAATAGAAAGAAATGGGAAAATACAACAAGCCGGTATAAAGGTGTATATTGGTGTAAGCGCAGGCAAAACTGGATAGCCCAAATAAGGTACCATAATAAAACTTATTATATCGGTAAGTTTGATAATGAATATGAAGCTCATTTGGCCTGGGTAGCATCAACCGAATCGCTATACGGAGAATTCTTTAACAATGGTATCAGAACATAGTTCAGATGGTGATATTAGATCACCTTATAAAGGAGTCTTTTGGCATACTAAAAGATGTAAGTGGGTAGCCAGTAGTCGTGTAATACAAAAGTTTAGAGTTGAAAAGAAATATATTGGTGCTTTTGATTGCCCTCATGAAGCTTATAAAGCTCGTAAGGCATTCGAAGAACAATTAGAGCCTCAATGGGAATTGGTACCTTACGATGACTAGACCCCGTTAAATTAACCCTTTAGCTGCCCCCTTAATTATCCCTCATTTATAGTTATTCTCTTAATTAATACTTATTAAGTAATACTATTAATAGAATACAATATATTGAGAGATGGATAGTAACATTGCTTAACCCCGTTAAATTAACCCTAAAAATTAAATAAATAAGAATAGTACGTAAAATTGCTATTCGATTGAAAACCTAGAGGTTTGTATGAGTGAGTTGACGAGAATCCACAGTATCAAGCGTGGTGGTCATGCGGCTATTAACAAACTTAACGAATTGAGATTTGATCCGATCTATGAACTGGTTACTAAATATCGTGAGATAGAGAAACAAATAGAGTTCTATAATGATTGGAGAGACAATATTATTGTACCTTTGACGTCTACCGGCAAGACACGTACATATAATCAAGAAATACATATGAATCTCTATGACAAGTTAACTAATGTCGCTGAAAAGCTATTAAGATATGGGTATGGTAGAGTGCCCGAATTACACGAAGAAGCTGTACAAGAACGTGTACCATTAATCATAAACCTCAATAAAGAGGGCGATACATATATAATTGGAGAGCAAAATGAGTTACCTGATGATTTACCTGTTGATAACTATTAGCCTGTACTATATAGGCTTTATTGCGTATTCAATACTTGTACCTACAGTAACAGACCGTGCTCTAAATTGGCTGGTTATGATGGTTTGCTTGAACTCATTTATCTACATATGGTACCAAGTATGCTCCTCAACCTAATTATACTGGGTATTGGCCCATTTGTAGAACTTAATACATGGATAGCTATGGTGTATGCAATAACAATGCTTAGATTGTTTGCAGGTGCCTTGGAGATTATTCGTGGCTATTAACCTGCACCCTGCGCAATCTGAAATATATCGCGCCTTATTTATTGATCGTAGTGTAAGATATGCAACCGTTTGTTGTGCTCGGGGCTGGGGTAAATCCTATAAAGCTGCCGTAGCTGCTATTTCAGCAATATTTGAACTATTAGAATTACCTCATAATGTACCTAATAAAAAAGTGTACATTATCGCTCCTACCTTTGATCAGGTGAAGGATATTTACTATCCTCTTATAAACTATGACCTTGGGATGGAGCATTATGCAATTAAAGCATCTAGAGACACAGGACGTTTTCTATTTCCAGGTAATGTAGAATTAATACTATTATCCTTTGAATCGGTAGAACGTATGCGTGGTAAGGGTGCTTATTTTGTAGTATGGGACGAAGTCTCTTCTTGTACTAAAGGTATTACTGCCGAAGAAGCTTGGCAATCTGTTATACAACCTACTATTGCTACTAGATGGAGTAATAGAAGAGCAAAAGCAGTTGGTGCTAAATCTCCTGGGCGTGCATTAGCTATTAGTACTCCAAAAGGGTATAATTTCTTTCATGAAATGTGTATGTACCACGAAACAGATCCTGATTGGGGTTTCTGGCAATATGATTATTTACAATCACCATTCCTTGATCCTGTTGAGATTGAAAAGTTAAAAGATAAGCTAGACCCTGTAACATGGGCCTCAGAATATATGGCTTCATTTGCAGAGTCTGGTAATAGCGTATTCTATTGTTTTGATAGAAAGAAACATGTAGATGCTCATTTACAATACTTTGAACCAGGAGAAGATGTACATGTCTGTATCGACTTTAACGTCATGCGACAATGTTCTAGCATCTTTGCACTCAGAGGTCATCAGATGCAGTTTATCGATGAGATGCAAGGACACCCAGACACTGAAGCCCTCGCTATCGCTCTTAAAACTAAATTCCAAGGGCATAAGATCTACGCCTATCCTGATCCATCAGGAAGAGCTAGAAAGACTTCTGCGCCAGTGGGACGAACGGATTTTAGCATATTAGAATCTAATGGTATTATTTGTATAGCACATAGAGCAGCGCCACCCATTGTGGATAGTGTAGCGGCTGTTAATCGTAAGTTACATACAGCATCTGGTAAAATAGATATGTATGTACATCCCAGATGTAGTGGTACCATTTTATCATTAGAGAGAACAAAGTGGACTGACCGCAACTTAGATATAGCGACTATCGATAAGTCGGAAGGTATAGAACATTTCTCTGATGGTGTACGCTACGCAGTAGAGTATCTATATCCAATTCAAACAGGTGGGAAAAGAACTTCCCGAGGTTTCAACTTTTAAGGATATTAAGATGGAAACACAAGACTGGGTCAACATCTTTATTGGTGTTGGAGGGACTATTGCAACGACTTTTATAGGGTTGTTAACAACCAAGTTCAAAAGTCTAGAGGACGACCATGATGTGGCTATTCAAGCATTAAACGATTTAAGAATTTTAATTGCAACTGATTATGTTAAAAGAACAGATTTAAATGTACATCTTAGTGAGATATCTCGCAAACTAGATAAGTTAGAAGAATTAGAGGTACAAATGTCTACTCATTATGCACGTAAAGAAGATTTGAGAGGTCTAGGCGATAGTTTGGGAAAGAAACTAGACCTAGTACTCGAAAAGTTAGAGAGAAAAGTAGATAAATACGATTATACCCCGGAACGGAGGAATAATGGCTAGGTCTAGAATAAATGTAATAACAACAGATTTAATATCCGATGCTGGTAATTCATTATGGTCATTGGTACAAGGTGAGCAACTTGAGTACCCAATTACAGTGGGTTTCTTAGGGCGTACTGACTTAGGCCATACATTTAGTGCTGTTGTTGCTGAAGGTTTAAACACAACAATCGGTAAGGATAAAATACCAACTGCAATAAGACCAAACGGTATTGTTACCACACTCTCCATTAGAAATCCAGTTAATAGAGATTTATGGAATGCTACCCTTGCTTACAATGCAGAGGAAATTGTTCTCTACAACAATAGCTATTACAGATTAACAACTGGTACATCTAGAGTAAACAGTACAACACCTGCTTTAGATAGTGCGTGGGCATTAACATCCCCTAATATTATTTACATTAGATTCCCCGAGACACTCGGGACAAATTGGTTAGTAGGCCCGTCAGTAAGCAAAGCTGCATATGGATTCTTCGAACTACAAGTTTCGGAGCCACCTGCGGTACTGTTTAAAAGAGTATGGAAACCTGTACGCGGAACTGTGGAGCTATTATTTAGTCCCACAGAATTATAGTGTATGTTGTAACACCTCTTGAGAAGACAGTTAATGCAATCCTAGCAAAAACTACAACAATTTCAGCAGTAACACCCTCAATAACTAATATATTAGCTAATGTTTCAGTAACTTCAATAGTAGCTTCAGGCGAGATTCAAGACTTAGTCTTTGCACCTGTAGTACCAATAACTGTCATTGATGGTAATACGATAGTTACACCTACATTAGCATACTCTCCTGTTTTAGAAAATATATCAAGCAGTATTAGTATGATGCCTTACACGGCAAGTGCAGCTACTGTTTTACAATATGAACTAACAGGTGTCGAGAAAGCTCCTACTATTTTGTACTCATCGCTAGATGCAGAGTATGTTATGGATGGGTATCTCGATGATGGTTATGTTTATAAAGGCCAATTATACATATTAGATGGGTATCTGCTAGAAGGATACATCGAATTATAGGAGTAACAAATGGTTCAGCTAGTTACAAGAATTAGTAAAGGATCTCCGTTAACCTACTTAGAGATGGATAACAATCTTGTCTCGCTAAAGACTGGAATTGACACACTAAGCACAACTGTAGAATCTTATATTACAGATAATGATGTTGTTGTGTCCTTTAAAGCAGATAGAAGTGAATTGGCAACTGTTGCCTTCTCAGGAGATTACAGAGATCTTTTAAACAAACCACAGCTAGTAAACGCTAGTTGGAAACTTTTTGAGGAATAAAAATGGCAAATGTAAATGATGTAACAGTAAATTATAACTTCCCAATCCCTAATCTAAATAATACAATTACGTATGATATTGGTAGATTGAGAACAGCGTTAAGCAGTATGGATGCTTTGTTTAGTACACATGCTGCAGCAATTAATACAAAAGAAGCTACTGCTAATAAAGGCGTAGCAAACGGTTATGCACCATTAGGCGCAGATACTTTAATCCCTTCGCAGTATCTTCCTAGTTATGTAGATGATGTTGTAGAAGCAGCTGCTCTTGCTAACTTCCCTGTAACAGGTGAAACTGGTAAGATCTACGTTGCAACAGGCACTGGCAAGACTTATAGATGGTCTGGTAGTGTATATATTGAAATCAATACATCTGTTGGTAGTGCAGACACATCTGTTAAGTTAACAACACCAAGAACTATTAGTACTACAGGTGATGGTGTTTGGTCTGTAACATTTGATGGTACTGCAAACGTAACAGCAGCATTGACACTTAAAAATAGTGGTGTTACTGCAGGCACATACGATACTAGTCCAACAGCTATTACTCCAATTACTGTTGATGCACAAGGCCGTATTACAGGTACAGGCACAGCAGTCACTATTACACCTGCTTTTGCAAGTCTTACTGGCGTTCCTACAACTATTGCTGGTTTTGGTATTACCAATGCTTACACTAAAACAGAGGTAGACACAGCAATTACTAGTGCAACACCTAGTTTTAGTACATTAACTGGTAAGCCTACTACATTATCTGGGTATGGCATTACTGATGCTGCTACTAGTGCTTCTTTAACTTCACATGCTAATGATGCTGCATTGCATTTAACTGCAGGTCAAAATACATTTATTGACGCAATCACTGCAAGCTCTGTTGAAGTAAATTATCTTGTTGGTGTTACCTCTGCTATTCAAACACAACTTAATGCTAAATTAACAAAATCAGGCGCTACTTGGGCTGACTTTACATAGGTGATTTATGGCGAATACTAATACA